CGAATGCGGCCGTCTACATCCGCAGTAAGCTATTAGACAAATGGGGCGACCGGGCCGAGACCGCGATCGAGGGTTTTGAGAAGAACATTCCGAAGGACGGCGAGAGCTATTTTCCACACGTCTGGAACAAGGAGATGGTTCGCGCCCGCCGGCCTGAATTCGTCAATAGGCTGGTCGACCTCTACCAGACCGATCAGGTCGCCAAACGGGCCACGCAGGAGCGGCTCGGCTGGATGAACGCGCAGTTGCAGTCATGGCAGGACCAGATCGGCAAGCTAGAGGCGCGGTTCGGTCGGGCTGAGGAGCGGGCCAAGCAGCTTGATGCGCGTGCGGCCGAGCGCAGCCGAGACGATATGCCCAAGACCCCTGGCATGAACGAGCCGGACGCGACCGGGCGGACGGCCGAGCTGCAGGTTCGAAAGGCGATCCTGCAGGCCGAGGCCAAGGACCTTGCGGATGCGGCCGACCTGATCGAGGAGCTTGTCCGGCAAAACCCGCAGCTTGAGCGGCCGTTGCAGCGTACCATCGCGGCCATGGAGGCCAAGGGTCGTAAGATCGACATCGTCAGCGCCAAGCACGGCGAGGCCGGACGGGGTGCCAAGCGCAGCGAGAAACGGCTGGCCAATCTTGAAGACCAGTTAAGCCGGACCGAGGAGCGCCAGCAGTTAATCGAGGACTACCTTGTCGTGGCCAACCAGATGCACGATGAGGTGCGGACCAAGATCGAGGGCGAGCTAGGCGCGTGGAACGGCAAGTCGGCATCGGAGGCCAAAGCCGCCCTGAAGGCGCGCGAGCAGTACGCGACGCAGACTGGCCGTACCGCCGATCAGCCGCGGCTTAAGAGCGCCGACGATGCGGTTGACAAGACTGTCAAGCGCATCCTAGCCAACGACTACGAACGACCGGTTGACGAGTTGCGCGATCGTGCGCAACAGACTACCGACCGCATCCTGAACTCGCCGGACGGTCGGCTGCCCTACGACGAGCATCTGGGCGGCCCGCGCATCGGGGTCAGCGACGGATCACCGCCGCCACGCGGCTCGCTGGCGGCACGCACGCTCGATGTGTCCAACGCCTGGGCCAGGGAGTGGATCGAGAACGACATTGAGCATGTGGTGGCCATGCACCTGCGTACCATGGTGCCGGACGTGCTGCTGGCCGAGCGGTTCGGCGATGTCGAGATGTCGGATGCCTTCCGGCGCATCCATGAGTCCTACGCCAATATCATTGACGGCACCAAGGCCGAGAAGGAACGCACCCGGCTCGGCAAGGAACGGGATGCCGCAATTAGGGATGTGGCGGCGGTGCGGGACCGTGTCAGGGGTATCTATGGTTGGAACCCGAACCTGCGGAACATGGCCCGGATCGCCAACGGCGCCAAGGCGGTCAACAACCTGACCAGCATGGGGGTGGCTGCGGTTTCGTCGCTGCCGGACGCTGCCGGCACGCTGATCCGCTACGGTATGCAGACGGGTCTGCAGGACGGCTGGTCGCCATTCATCCGGTCCATGATGAACCCGGAGACCAGCGCGGCATGGGGCAAGTTCAAGTCCGAGATGCGGGCGATCGGCATCGGGGTTGAAACTGCCATCAATTCTCGTCAGCATTCCTTGGATGATATTTCAGACGTGTACCGGCCGCAATCGCGGGTCGAGCGCACCCTGCAGGCGGCGTCCGACAAGTTCTTCGTCGCCAACCTGCTGGCGCCCGAGACCGATATGTTCAAGCTGATCTCGGCCCACGTGTCGGTGTCCAATATCCTGAAGGCCACCAAGGCGGCGGCGGAGGGCAAGGCGACCGCCAAGCAGATTGGCAACTTGGCCGAGTCCTCGATCGATCAGAACATGGCTGGGCGGATCTGGCAGCAGTTTCTTGGCAATGGCGGCGAGGTGCGAAACGGCGTCCACATTCCCAATACCAAGGACTGGCTCGATCAGGCTGCCGCCGACGCGCTCAACGGCGCGGTCGCGCGCGATGTCGACATCATGGTGGTGACGCCCGGACAGGAAAAGCCGCTGTGGATGAGCCAGCCAGTCATCAGCCTGCTGGGGCAATTCAAGGCGTTCACGGCGAGCTCAACCGAGCGCATCGTTATCGCAAACCTGCAGCGCCGGGATGCCGCGGCACTGTCCGGGCTGGTGACATCGCTCGGCCTCGGGATCATGAGCTATAAGCTCAACTCGTTCTTTGGCGGCCAGAAGACCAGCGACCGGCCGCAGGACTGGGTCAAGGAGGGCATTTCCCGAGCCGGACTGTTGGGATGGTTCGAGGAAGGCAATGCGCTTGCCTCCAAGGCCAGCCGCGGCTCGGTCGATATTTACCGTATGATCGGGGCCGACAAGCCGCTATCGCGCTTTGCGTCACGCTCGGCCGCCGATATGATGCTAGGCCCAACTTGGGGTAAGCTGGAGGCGCTGCCGAAGATCACCGGATCGGCATTCGGCGGCGACTGGAGCGCGGCCGACACCACCGCGGTGCGGCGACTGATTGCCGGCCAGAACTTGTTTTACGTCAGGGGCCTATTCAACCAAGTTGAGCAATCAATCAACTCTCGGTTTGGCGTCCCCGAGCGGAAGGAACCGCAGACGCGCCATTAGTGGAAGCAGCCTCCATAGGACAAAGGCTACAGTCGCTATCACGACTGCGGTTGCCAGCAGTTCTCCCCAATGAGCGAGTAGCCATGCGTCCGGGTTGACTGAAAACGTCAACCGATCTGGCACCGGAACGCCCTCTGGGCTTCTCAACATTCCTGGATTGGATTCGGCAAAACCCATGTCGCGTGACCCCCGTGTTGTGCTTTCCCTGGTGGCGCTAGCCGGCGCCGTGGCCTTCATAGCCTGGATGCTGGGGTGGTGACCAGCCCCGTGCGTTGCCTTTTCGTACGTTACCGCCGATCGTCCCGGCATGACCGTTCCGGCTCTTCCAGACGCCAGCAGGCTCACGAGCTACAACGTCGTCAGCCCGACCAAGGGGCCGCTCGATGTCGGCTTTAACATTTATGGCGAGGGGGCTGATTATGCCAATTGGCTTGAGGTTTGGGACGACGGCGTTCAACTCGTTCCGGTAACCGACTTTGTGCTCGAATCGCCGACGAATATAGACTTGACCAAAATCGTGCGGCCAATCACGGATGGGCAAATCCGGTTTATAGCCTTCCGGTCCGGTGACATTAAAATCGTTGGGGCCAGACGCCCGCGCCGCACCACCGTTTTCACCAACGGGGTGGCGATCCCGGCCGACAAACATAACTACGCGCTTAATGACATCATGGCGGTGCTGCGTGAGTCGTGGGATTTGCGCAGCCGAATGTTTTTGGCGGCACCAGGCGAGACTGCGGCGCCCGTTGTTGGCCCGCCTGGTCCAACCGGCCCAACCGGACCAACTGGCCCAACTGGTCCGACCGGTCCGACTGGACCAGATGGACCAGCCGGCCCGACTGGGCCGGCTGGCCCTACAGCGGCAGTTGAATGGCTGTTCGATACCGCAACGGCCGATGCCGACCCTGGGTCAGGCAACCTGCGTTTCAATAACGCGACGTTCGGCTCGATCACGACGCTATTTTTTGACAATAACGAACGCAACGGCACCGACGTTTCGACTTGGCTTGACGCATTCGACGACTCGACAACTACGACATCTCGCGGGTTCCTTGTACTCGTGAAGGTCACGGACACGACGGTGTTTCGCATTTTCAGCGTGACCGGCGTTGTTGTGAACGGGACCGGATATCGCAAGGTGCCTGTGCTGCCGATTGTGTCGGGAGGCTCGCTCGCCGCGTCTGATCGCCTGTCTGTTCTGTTCTGCCGCACTGGCGATAAGGGTGCAGATGGCGCCGGAGCCGGAGATGTAGTCGGGCCTGTAGCTTCCATCGACAGCGAGATTGTGCTGTTTAGCGGCACAACCGGCAAGATTATCAAGCGTGCGACTGGTTCCGGTTTTGTCCTGGCCACAAACGGCGTTTACAGCGTGCAGGCATCGATCGGCACGACCGATCTTGCAAATGATGCCGTCACCTACGCCAAGATGCAAAATATTTCGGCGCAGTTTCGCGTGCTCGGCCGCAACACTGCCGCCGCAGGCGATACCGAAGAGGTAACATTTAGTCAGTTTCTTGATTGGGTCGGATCTGCTGCAAACGGTGACATCCTCTACCGCAGCGGTGGCGCGTGGACGCGACTGCCAATTGGCTCCAATACTAATGTTCTAACGGTCACCGCCGGGCTGCCGGTGTGGGCTGCCGGCGGCGGCGGTTCCGGCAGCATGACGCGCCGCACGATTACAACGACTGATACGA